GCTGGGTGGAGAACCCAAGTACTTAGCTCCTGCGAGAGGAGGTAATGTTTGACAGTATCCTAAGCCCTCGTTTGCCAAAAACGATGGATACTGACCTCTCCATATGCTGCCTGGGGAGCACGACAAAGGCTCTGGAAACGAATAAGAGTCGTCCCGATACTGGGTAGCTGGGTTCTTCTCTGGCGTCCCCCAACTACTACTGTTACCAGCAGTAAACGAGTGCGACCACTCCCTCGCGAGAGTGATGGAGTCGGATCCTTCTCGGTCTCAACGGCTCTGATTCGTCTGAATTGCCTTTGCCACGCCCCTTTGGCAGCAGATAGATAGTCCACCTACACTTCCATCTTAACCCACGTCGAACCAGATGGGTTCTGGATCGCATTGAGTGTTCCGATGTTAAGCCATGGAAGTGCATACCGTAGTGCAGCATGTGCGGCTCGTGCAGCAATAACTGAAAGGGCAGTACTAGCGACCATAGGAGTTCCAGGAGTAGCTATGTTACTGGGAACTTTGGCGCTAAGAGTGCTAGAAAACCCTTGCAAACCCATGCTGTCACCGAGGTGGTTCCATAAGGAATCATAGAACACGTACCTTAGTGGGTTCGCACTACACGAACTCATTAAAGCAACAGGTGCTATATTTCCTTGCTGAAATTCCACGTCAGTGTCAACAAGTCCGGGAGGGCAGTGGCCAAGGTCATAGGCCTCTGCCCCGCCGAGGGGTAAGCCATCATATTGGACAGATGCAGGAACTGGCACTTTATTGATGCCAGGTAAATCAGGAAGTGGAGGAAGGGTGGCTTTAGACCCTCCACTTGTCTGCCCAATCATTAACGGAACGGTCGGTGTGTTCTCCCGAATGAGTCGCGGAATTCCCGATCCCTGTGGAGATCGGAATTCGACGTCATACTCAACGAGCAGATCCCAAGTATATGTCCCCGGAACATTTGTCGCTATCATCAGGAACCCACCAAATGTAGTGCGCGGCTCAGGGGCCTCACGCACTGGATTCATGGTGTATTTGAAATAGCGGTCTTCATGAAGTAATTGAGGACTACAGTTGAGACGAAGGCTTTGCCACACCATTCCTTCCACCGAGGTCTGGTTATTCATCATCCCTTGGTATGTTGTGGCAATTTCATCGTCCCAATCGTAGTCTACAGCCATGTAGACACGTCCCGAGAGGTTAGCAGCCTGGCCGGATACTAGGCTGAAAACCAACTTGTGGAAATGGTATTGCTCATAGTTGACGGCGATATTGGAAAGCCAGGGAAATAGCACAGAATTACCTGGTGCTATGTCCCACCCAGGAGTTTGACCTACCTGGGGCAGCATTGCAAAATCGTTTGTCACGGTATTGCGTATAGACGCAACTGCCTCCCTATGGACAACACGAACGCTTTGACGACCGTTGAACGTCGGCTTACTATTGCTGAGAGTTAGCCCTGCGAAGGGTACACTAACAGTACTGGTGGTGGCTCCTGCGGTTTTAGGAGCCTTGCGTGATTTATTGGCACTTCTCTGCTTGGGTGCCTTGGACTTCGATTTCTTTCGTTGCATTTTAGCTTTGAGACTTTGGTAGAGTCACAAGAGGATATCACTAGAATTGGTTGGTTGTAGTTGCGGTTGATATTCCCCTTGCCGGTCAAAGCAACGAACGTGGATCCCCATAGTGGGTTAGCTGCCCCCACTTCCACGCACGTATACGCTCCTCGAAACATAACTGTTCTTCAATGGTATAGCCAAATGCCCTCTCGAATGATTCCCGGGCCGCATTGGTGATAGGACTAGAACTACGTTTCAACCCATGCGCCATCATCCGAAATCCGCAAGAGATAAAATCGCTTAAACTCTCGCGTGGCTTGCCCAATGAAGACAACTTCAAATAGTATTCCTGCAGGACAGGTAGTCCTCCGCAAATGCTGAGCCCACACTCCCCGACTGACGCTAGGTAGTCTCCAGCCCCTGTACCGGCAAACACGGGGTGGATTACAGTAGAATCCTTCGATAAGCAATCAGGGAAGTTTCGCACCATTACCCATTTGCTACCATCGTACACGGGATGTGTCTGACAGAATTCTATGGACTCCATTACGTCAACTGGAGGCTCCACCTTCATACGGAATCCCAACTTTCCGTAGAAAGTAGGGACACCCGCAATAAAGGTATGGCTCTTGTTGCGCTCTAGAAATACTATGACGTCATCGCCATTTATGAATACATCCGCAGAAGTGATCCGACACTTGTGCAAATACGTCCACAAAATGGCAGCACTGATTAGACAATTGCCCAGAGCAGTGTTAACGTCTCCAGAGGCTCGGGTACCATCAACTTCGTAAACCAGTTTACCATCTGGTGTGATGCAATTACCTCTGTTATGAAGTTGCATGTTCAGGAGCTTAGACAACTCACGCTCACGCGGGTAGTAACCTTTGTATACAGAATGCTCCCACTTCAGCATTTCCTCGCATACATGTTGATCGAACCTACTCGCGTCTAACCCTACTACGACGGGATCGAGAAACCTTGAGAACTTCTCGTGTAGTATCTGAGCTGTCTGCTCGGCATTGAACCCCTTTGCAACAACAGGGCTCTCTACTCCAAAGTCCATGAACAGCTTGTAGCACCGTCTGTACAGCTTATGTTCAATGGGCCTGAGATAACAACCAAGGGCAACATTATATACCGGAGACCTAGGACTAACTAGGCGCGGAACAATACGCTCCCCAGTTTCTAAAATTTTTTCGAACTTAACGAAAGATTTTAGTTCTGCGTCGCGTTGTTCTACGCCATGCTGAATGTATACTCGAGCAGCCGTTTCATACATCCTACGCTTACGAGAGCTATAGGCCTCCGCATACTTGATGGGAGTCATAGCCGTGGCAGGCGCACGATGCACTAATAATGCCTTACGAAATGCATTCAGTGTCTTAGCGATATACCCAGTCTTTGGCACGACTGGTGGTAGCCCTGTTTGTTTCTCATAGAACAACCGCTCCATGATAGCGGCTTGGAGATTACCGAGACTTTTACGGTGGACAAGAACCTGCTTGAGCCCCATTAGGCCGTCAAGCTGCCAGAACTCCGATCGGGACTCTTTTTGAGCATCAAGCATGACTCGCACGTTCGAATGCCTCAGGACGGTCACGCATTCGTCCTGAAGCCGAACACATGCCTTGCTCAAAAATCCCGAGTCACTAGACGCTTCATGCGCCTAGTGAGGTCCCTGCTTTCGCCAGTGAATTCTTCCCACTGGCTTCGGACGTACCACCCAAGCTGTTTGATTAGCCCCATGGAGCATACTTTCTGTGCCTCCATGCGCTCAATGCAAACACGCTCGGTCTCCGACGGGGTGAACACAAGTGCAACGATGGCATCCATCATCTGTGCGATGTGTGCCTTGCGGACATGCTTCTCCTCCATCATAGACCGTGCCAGCCGACGCACTGCTGCGTTATTGCCGGCATCAAACTCAAACAAGGGTCCCCCTTTCACCGCACGGATTTGCCGTGCAATCCAGGCGACAAACCTGGTCACACGGACCTTCTGTGGGGTGTTAGCCCATCGAATCTGCTCGTGCTTCCATGGCGCAGGAGGCAGATTGGCAGGCGCTAAGGCACCAAGTGGAGCGGGTGGTGATATCACGACAGCCGTCTTACTGCCGCCGGCTTCGGCGCCGGAACCGGAAGGGCCCCGTTTGCCCTTCTTGCCCTTTCCCCCCCCGGGCTTCTGCTGCTGCTCGGACCTTGCGGTCTCCGAAGTAGCGGAAGATGTGGATGGGGAGGGCGCACTAGGAACTACAACCGGCTCCCCTAGTGGAGGAGGGCCGTCGCCGAAAGGTAGCACCGGTTCTATCAACGCGGAGACCGGATCACACTGACCGGGTGGGAAATAAATTTCCAACTCATCAGCCTCGCGGCGCCGCTCTATCATGGCGAGCCTAATGTTTTTCTGACGAAAAGCATAGACCCTCCACTGTAGCTCGGTACCGACGAGTCCGAGTACTGCCCCTAGCAGGCAGCACACGATGTTTGCCACATAGAAAAAGACTCCAAAGATCTTGGCAAGGAGCCCTATGACTATTTCGGCTATGAGGTGCAGCATGTAGTACCAGTAATATTCGTACTGGGTAGATGCAACAGGTGCGGGGTGCAAGAGCGACAGCAAGTAGAACACCACCAGCTGCAGGAAGAAACTAAGAGAGAATCCTAAGAACCCCCCCATCAGCGTCTCTGCAATATAGTGGTGCTTTCCAAGCTTAGACATGCAGAAGGCCCAAAGGTCCCCTACACGCCCACCCAACCTGGCCAGGATGCACGGTTTCCCTGGCACCGTAGCAGGCTCTACGGTTTCTACGTCAGCAGGTT